TTATCAATTTCTTCGCAATAATACTACTTTTGCTACAGATTTGATAACAGGTGTCAAACTTTTTCCTTTTCAACACATGGCTATCAAAGGAATGTTAGAAAGTGATTATTTTTTAGGGGTATGGTCGCGTGGTATGAGTAAATCTTATACCACTGGTATTTATGCTGTGCTTGATGCAATATTAAATCAGGGGGTTGAGACTGGTATATTGTCACGCTCGTTTCGTCAGTCAAAAATGATCTTCAAAAAGATAGAAGATATTGCAGCAAAACCAGAAGCGTATCTTTTAAAGCAATGTATCACAAAAATATCTAAGTCTAATGATGAATGGGTAATGGAGATTGGAAAAAGCCGCATTCGTGCATTGCCATTAGGTGATGGCGAAAAGCTGCGTGGATTCCGCTTTCATCGTATTATTATTGACGAGTTTTTATTGATGCCTGAACGTATTTATAATGAAGTTATTGTACCATTCTTATCTGTGGTACAAAATCCAACTCAGCGAGAAGAGTTGTATAACTTAGAAACACAATTGATTGCTAAAGGAGAAATGACTGAGAACGATAGATATATATGGCCTAATAATAAATTGATTGCATTGTCTTCTGCGTCTTTTAAATTTGAATATTTATATAAGTTATATGAGCAATATGATAACTTAATATTTAATCCTAAAAACAATGAAAAAACAAAGCGTTGCATCATGCAGTTTTCTTACGATTGCGCTCCAGTTCAACTGTATGATCAGAATCTAATCAATCAAGCTAAAGCAACAATGAGTGAGTCGCAATTCTTGCGAGAATTTGGCGCACAATTTAGTGATGATAGTTCTGGATATTTTAAAATTTCTAAAATGGCTTTGTGTACAGTGCCAGATGGTGAATTACCTGCTGTTGAAGTCGTTGGAAATCCAGAAGATGAATATGTATTAGCGGTTGACCCTTCTTGGTCAGAAACTGAATCGTCGGACGATTTCGCTATTCAAGTATTAAAGATTAACAGAGAAAAACAAATCAATACATTAGTACATTCTTATGCTCTTTCAGGATCTGCGCTAAAAGATCATATTAAATATTTCTTATATCTATTGCAAAACTTCAATGTAGTAGGAATTTGTATGGACTATAACGGTGGTGTTCAGTTTATGAATTCTTGCAATGAAAGCGAACTATTCAAAGACGCTAAGATTAGTTTGAAATCAATAGTTACAGAATTTGAGCGTCCAGAAGAGTATGCTCAGAATCTTTATGCTGCAAAAAGTGAATATAATAAATCAGATTATAAATATGTATTCTTGAGAAAGCCAACTTCTGGTTGGATACGTTTGGCTAACGAGTTGCTGCAAGCAAACTTTGATCATCGTCGCACATATTTCGCGAGCAGAGCTATTGATGACAACTTCAGAAGCCAAACTAAAAAACATATTGGCATTAGTGATCTCAAATTCTCTAACGCTTTAGATAGTGAAAAAGAAAATGAAGAAGCTAAAATGATTGACTTTGTAGAACATTTATCAGATATGATTATGCTTACAAAAACAGAATGCGCTCTTATACAAATAACAACTTCTGCACAAGGTATGCAAAATTTCGATCTTCCAGCTAATCTTAAACGTAAATCTGGTCCAGATAAACCTAGAAAAGATAGTTATTCAGCATTAGTATTAGGTAATTGGCTTTGTAAAATATATTTTGATATGGGTAATACTCAGGTTGATGATATTACAGAAACTTTTGAGCCTATGTTTATAGCTTAAAGTTAAAAAGTCACTTTCAAAGTTACAATGTGTAACTATTATTAACATGAGTCGCAAATATAATAAAAGATCAGATTATTGGAGTAAGTTTTCAAAGGCAGATGAGAATCAATCAGCACCTTTGGACGCTTTATTAAAGGATTACTCAGAACCTTCGCTTGTTGGCGACCCGTTTTACGAGCAAAGTACAGCTTCCACATACGAACGAACTGGAACTGGTGAAACAACCAATCTTCGTAGAAATCTAGCTTATGTAGGACCAAAGATATATAAATATGGTAACATTAGAGAAGGCATGTTGCCATTTGAAATGTCTATTAATGGATACAATATCCGCGATGCTATCGAATTATGTCAGAAAGCTTATGCCAACGTAGCTATTTTCAGAAATGCAGTTGATATCATGTCTGAATTTGCTAACGCCGAAATTTATTTAGAAGGTGGAAGTCAAAAAGCTAAAGACTTCTTCACCAAGTGGATGAAGTATACAAGAATGTGGAATGTAAAAGATCAATACTTTCGCGAATACTATCGTAGTGGTAACGTATTCTTTTATAAGATCAACGCTAAGTTTGAAATCGATGACTTTCAAAAGCTTTTGGAAACATACGCTTCGTATGATGGATCTTCGTATAATACAGATATTAAATTGTATAACTATCCAACACCATACGATGTAAAGAACTTAGTTCCTGTTCAATATATACTACTCAATCCATTTTATCTAACAACAAATCACACTAGCTCTTGGCATCAAGTTGTTTATCAGAAAATACTTTCTGAATATGAATTAGAAAGACTAAGATCACCAAAAAACGAACACGATAAAACTGTTTTTGAAAGTCTAGACGACGAAACAAAAGAAAAAATTAGATTAGGGCAATGGGCTAGAGATGGTTTGAAGATTCAATTGAATCCTACTGATATTATTTATTCTTTTTATAAGAAACAAGACTATGAACCATTTGCCGTACCATTTGGTTTCGCGGTTCTTGATGATATCAATTTTAAAATGGAAATGAAAAAGATTGATCAAGCTATTTGTCGCACAATTGAGAATGTAATCTTGTTGATAACTATGGGAACTGAGCCAGCTAAAGGCGGCATCAACCATAAAAACATAAAAGCCATGCAAAGTCTTTTAAGCAATCAATCTGTTGGTCGTGTTTTGGTTGCTGACTATACAACAAAAGCTGAATTCATTATTCCTGACATGAATAAAGTTTTGGGATATGAAAAATACAAAGTCGTTAACGAAGACATCAAAGAAGGATTACAAAATATTCTTATTGGATCAGAAAAGTTTGCTAATACTACAGTAAAAGCTCAAGTATTTTTCGAAAGACTAAAAGAAGCTAGAAAAGCTTTCTTGAATGATTTCTTGCAACCTGAAATGGAATTAATATTCCGTAATCTAGGATTTAAAGGTAAGTGTCCAATTGCTAAGTTCGAAGAAGTTTCTATCAAAGATGAAACACAGTTTAATCGCGTTGTAACTCGCATGATGGAACTTGGAATATTGCCACCAGAAGAAGGTTTGAAGGTTATCGAAACAGGTATATATCCAACTCAAGAAGAATTAGGTATTGCTCAACAAAAATTCGTCGAAGAAAGAAAGAAGGGGTATTACAATCCAATCGTTGGCGGCGTTCCTGTTATTCCTCCAGCTATGCCAGAAGTTCCAACTGGTGGAGGAACAAAGCCTCCAATGAAAAAGACAACCACTCCAACAGAAAGAGGTCGTCCTGTTGGTGCCAAAGCTTCTGTTTACGCTAAAGATGCAATTGCGAAGGTTATGGAAAAGACAAAAGATTTATATTCTATTGTTGAAGCGGGGCTAAAAAAGAAATACGCCAAAAAGAATTTAAATTCAGAACAAAAGAAACTAGCTCAAGGAATTTCTGAAGCAATTATTTTAGCTTCCGAATCAGATAATTGGTCAAGCGTAGCTTCGGAAGTTTTAAACGATCCTAACAAATTAGACACATTAGGAATATTAACTGAAATTCAAAATACCGCTTCAGAACATGATTTAGATACATATGCTGCGGGTCTTTTATATCACAGCACTAAATATTCCGTGTAAAATCTAATATTATGTTTCTTTATAAGACAAAATTTGACAATATTGTTACGGCTTCATTGAATTTTGATAAGAATATTCTCTTGTCACAAGCTTCATTGGAACCTCTCAAGTCAATTATTCCTTCTTCAGTTAATTTAGAAAAAAATGTTGACTTGGTTGGTGCTGCATTTAATGCTGCTGTTGTAAATCGTTTCAATAAGAACGGTGACGGTATTGATACAAATACTGCAATTGCTTTTAAGAAATATTTTATTCATAAGCCAACGAATATTGAACATAAAAAGCAAAGAGTCGTTGGGCATATTGTCAATTCTGCTTTTTCTTCTTATGGAGAAAATAAAATATTATCTGATGAAGATGTAAAAGACACTCTTAACCCATTTAATATTGCTTTAGCTGCCGTGGTTTATAAAACAGTAGATCGCGACTTCGCTGATGCATTGATGGACTCAAATGATCCTCAGTCAGCTTTGTATGAAAAGATAAGTGCAAGTTGGGAAATTGGTTTCAACGAATACTTTGTTGCTGTTGGTAGTTTAGATCTCAAACAAGCTGAGATCATTACTAACAAAGAGCAAATTGATGAATTTAAAAAATATTTGAAAGGCTTTGATGGACCTGGATTCATGAACGATGGTACTCCAGTATACCGTTTGGTTACTGGACGTATTTATCCATTAGGTATCGGATTCACTACTAATCCAGCGGCAGATGTTCAAGGAGTAGTAATTGATGATGGAACTTCAGCAATAAATTCAGACGATGATACTGAAGAAAATGAGGAAGAAGAAGAGATGGAGACTGAAGAAGCTGAATCTTATGAAGTTAATTCCATAGATTTACTAAGCTTTAACAATAAAATATTTTCACAAAAAGAAAAACAATCTGTAAATAATACCAAAACTAAAACTATGGATTTAGAACAAATACTATCTGCATTAAAAACAGTTCTCGCTGAAAAGCAAGATTCTGTCAAGTTTAGTGAAGAAGCTGTTGCCTCAATTTCTGCTAAAATCGCTGAAAGCATTAAACTCAAGAACGACGAAATTAAGCTCGAAATGGAAAAAGCTGAAATCGCCAAGGCTGAAGCCGTCGCTCAAGCCGAACAATTCAAGAAAGATCTAGAAGAGAATAATAAGAAACTTTCTGAAACCGCTGCCAAGCTCGCAGAACTCGAAAACACAATTTCTGCTCAGGCTGCTCAAGAACTTTATAGTTCAAGAATGAACATACTAGATAGCGAGTACGATCTTGACGAAGTTGATCGTCAGTTCCTCGCTAAAGAAGTTTCTGCTCTAGCTAATAGTGATGAAGCTTTCGCTTCTTATAAAGATAAGGTCGCCGTTCTATTCAGACACAAGAGCAAAGCATCAAAGCTAGATCAAGATAAGATTTTCCAAGAACGTTTAGAAGCTGAATTGGCTAAGAGAATGGGTCAAGTCAAGACTCAACCAACTGAAGTTGTCGAAAAGACAGTTGAGGTTGAAACAGCTTTGGCTAATGCCAAACGCGAAGAGCCAGCTATTCCCGCTCAGTCAATTACTCCTTCTGAAACAAAGACTTCTTGGAAAGAAAGACTAGGTAAGGCTTTCAGCAAAGAAAATATAACCGTTAAATTTTAAAAATATATGTCACTAAGATTATATCCATTCAGACAGTATAGCGATAATGATGTTATTAACATGTTCGCTAGCGACACTGTTGATGCCACCCCATCTACAAATGGTAATGGTTCAGCCGGTGTTTTCGTTAAGGTATCTGCTGGTAACTTGGATCTAGATCCAATTCAATACACAGCTACCGATATCACAAATACACTAGGTAAAGCAGATTATCCTTTCTTGGGAGCTGCTCAATATCCTGCTGTACCTCTACAATTTACTGCGGCTACCGCTGGTACTCCAGTTCTCGGTATTACGCTAAATCAAACTCTCGCCGCTGATGAAAATGGCGAAAGACTACTTTATAATCCTGTAAAGAGAGCTGAATTGCAAGCTGTTCTTACTGGACAAGCCGTTCCTGTAGCTACTAAGGGTATCTTCACCTTGGCTGATACAGCTATCGATTGGGTAGATGGTAGCATGACTGTAAACAATCACCTCGTTATCTCTGCTAACGCTGGTAAGGTTTCTGGTCTATCTGCTGCTCTAGTATCACCAATCACTGGAACTACCAGCATCATTGGTAGAATTTTGGGAACTGGTCAACGTGTTTCTCAGAATGGTAAGAGCGATTATTTCGCTGGAACTACCACTGGCAAGTACGCTCTAGTCCAAATCGACTGTGTAACTTCCTACGTTGTCTAATATTTAAAAACTTAAAAATATGAAAATCGTTTTAAAGAGAACAGATGAACAAGTTGAGCTAATCAAAGCTCTAGCCTCAAAGAACCGTGAAGTAGCCTTCGATGCTCAAGTAGCATTGGCTGAATTCATTGGACCAGTATTGGCTGAAGTAATTAATAACGCTCCAACTATCTCCAACTTGTTCACAAGTCTTCAGTTCAATGCTGAAGATAATCCTTCAATTCCTCTAGACCTCTATTATGAT